ATGAAGTGCCTGACGATCGTACTCATCGTTTTCGCCCTTTTCGGTTTCATGCTTGGTTGTTCCTCCGAGCCCAAGATTCATCAGGTCACCTTCGACAGCAACGGAGGCAGTGCGGTGCAGTCGGTCATGAGCAGGCAGATGGGGGTGGACACCTCGGTTACAGTGACGGTTCCAGACGCGTCGCGTGCATAGGTGTTGAACATCTTGATGATGGTTTCCTGTGCGCTGTTTGCCTCGGGAATCTCGTTGTAGCCGCTGATGGACCCGCTGGTGGTCACGATGCCGTCAGAGAGCTGCTGGGCGATGCCGTTGTTGCTGTCGGTCGTGGCGTCGGTGGTGGCCTTGCTCTGGCTCAGCGACTTGTCACGTGCGAACCCGAGCAGCTTCTTGGTCAGCGGGATGCACTTGTCGCCAGTGGCAAGCACCAGCTCTGATACCGATTGGAACGGAAGCCCTACACGTACAGGCAATACCGACGCCGCCTCAGCTTTTGCGGTCACATAGTACCATTCACCCTCGGTGGTTTTGGTGGACCCATCCCCCACCATCTCAGTGCCCTTGGTCAGCAGGTAAGCCAACCCATGATTGCCCAAAGTCTTAATTCCAGCCATTTTTGTTTCCTCCTGCTCACCGTCCGCTGTCTGTGAGCGGGTTGAGCATAATAATCATGAGTGCGGTAACACGCACGTTCGTCGTACTTGTTGCAAGGGAATAACTTATTCCCTGCACCCACCTGTAGTACCCTATCGGCAGGTTGTTCAGATAATCGGCCAGACAATCCGCGTACTTCATGTACAGGGCCGAATCACTGTTGCGAAGCAGGAAGTCCACGACCACGGCGAACGAGGCGTTTCCTTCCTCGTCTGCGTCGTACATGTTGTCCCCGTTGATATAGACCCCGATGTTCCTGAGAGTCCCCTCCGGCGACTGCTGGTCGGTAAGCCCCAGCTTGATGCTGTTCACTTTCGAGTCCAGCCCATAGGCTTCCAGATGAGCCTTGAACGCAGGATGGATGCCCTTCGTCGCATAGTCGTAGAGCAGGAAGTAGAGCTTGTTGACCGCTGAATGGACGGGGGTGTTCACTTGTATCGCCATGTCAGTTCCCTCCATTCATGAGGCGGGTCATCTCGCTCTCAATCATCCGTTCCGCTTCCTCTGCATACTTCGGCCCCTTTGCGGCCACCAGTGGAGCCAGTTTCACCGTCATGATCCACTTGCTCCTCCCGTCCTTGCGCCGTTCCCACAGGTTCATCGGATACGATGCCAAGTGGGCGGTCTTGACGTTGAGACGGCTCTTGAGCGAGTAGTGAATCAATCGGTGCTTTGGCCCGCGACGGTCGTAGTAGCCTGCGGCGTTCTCAGCCAAAGGCCCCTTGCCCATCATCCTTCTCCAGTACATGTTGTTGTAATGAAGGGACGATGGACCCGAACTGTTGGTGAAGGTGTCCATGAGAACACCGCGTCCTGCTGCGGCGAGATTGCTGACAAGGCGTATGCCTGCATGGCTAATCACTCCGCGTGGGGCGTCGGCACGCTCAAGGGCGACCTGGATGGTATTGAGTCCAAGTATCTTTACTTCGGTGTCAATATTCATCGTTCACCTCACGGCTCGGGAACCGGCTCCGGTTCAGGTTCCGGCTCTGGTTCAGGTTCCGGCTCGGGGACAGGCTCATCCTCATCCGGCTCGGGTTCCGGCTCCTCTGCGGTGTCGGGCTTGAGGAACAACCTTACAGGGTTGCCGTCCTCATAGCTGATGACCTCGTACTCGGAGCCTTCATTTTCGATTTTGAGCGACTTGTACAGCTCTGCGGTGATGCCTGCCGCACGCAGCGTCCCTACAGGAACCACCACGCTCGGGATCAGCATCGGACTGCCGGGGTCAAGCCGCCCATCCTTCTCCTCGCGCTTCCATGCGTTGCTGACGATTCCAGTCACGCTCAGACGAACGCCGTTGAAAACAACTACGAACGTCCGGCTGAACTCTGCCTCGGAGACATTGAAGTCCATCTCGGCATTGAAATCGTCAAGCGCACTCATGGTTCACCTTCCTTATGCCACGACGGTCTTGTAGAACCAAGCGTCGAGCTGGGTCGGTATTGCGAGCGGGGCACTCTGCACATAGGCAGAGTAGGCGAAGTGGTTTCTCACATCACCCTCCACGGCATGGAGCAAGGACTTTCCGGCAACCATGCCGGGCATCCCGCTTACCTTGTCGTACAGACCTGCATAGCCCATGGTTCCCCAATCGGGATAGGTGAGCAGACAGCCCTTGTCGTCGATCATCGGAGTCTCGGCATTATCCCCGTTGTAGGCGTAGCCGTTCACGTAGGACAGGATGGCGATGTCACCGACCATCGGGACATTGACAGTGCCGTTGTAGGCGACGCCTGGGAAGCCGGCGAAAGCCTGCGCACGGACGTTGTTGCCTTCGATGCGGCGGTTGTCAAGGGCGTCGATGAACTTTTTGTTGCCGAGCAGGGTGGCGAGTGCGGTCTTGCCGAGAATCATCTCGGTGGGCATCCTGCCTGTCTTGCCGAACAACAGGAACGCATAGTCGCGAATTTCTGCGAGGATGTCGTTGGAGTCGGACCACTTGGTGGAGACAGCCCCACCTACCAAATCGGAATCGACACCGAAGTCAATCTCAGCGGCATTGTACAGGGTCCCGTCGGCGGCCATGGCCTTCGGGGAAACCTTGCCGGTCTTGATTATCTGGGCGCACTGTGCTTCCTCATTCATGGTGAGGGACTCACGGATGCCGAGGTCGATTTTCTCAGCCATGATTTGCACCATGCGCTGGGCCTTGGAGTACGGTGCCTCGACGGGTTCGCCGAACACACGCCTTGATGCCTCACCGATGGTCCCTGTAGCTTCGTAGAAGAAGTACGGAGGGGTGTAGGTGTGGACGGTGTGCGGTGCAATCGCCCCGACGTTCAATGCGGAATCGGTGCGGCGGACGCTGGGAAGGAGCACGGTGCCCCTGCGGCGTACCTCTACCGATACGGTTTCATTCTCACTTTCCAACAGCCCGCTGAAGTAGCGGTTGCGGAAGAACGATACAATAGGCTTCCTAGCCTCAAGCGTCGCCTGAATCTTGCGGACGCCGTAGGTGAACTGGTCAGTGAAATCAGCCATGATAGCTCTCCTTATTCCTCAACAACGGCGGGGTTCCGCTCGGTATCGGCCTGATGAATCAGATAGATTCCCTTATCCCTCAACGCATCGAACACAGTGTCAACATCGACATCAGTGGGGACAACAACCTTGTCGGCGTTGAACCTTCCGCTGATGAACACGGAGACGTACTGTGCGGCCTCGTTTTTGGGGGCTTCGGCTGCGAGGATGCCGTAAGGCTCTTCGCTTCCGTCGGTTGCAGTCGGGTCCCAAGCGGCCAAATCGCCTGAAGCGGCAGCCTGAGCCGTGGCAACGGTGAACGTGAACGCATCGCCTGCGGCGAACGCCTTTTCCTCACCGGCTTCGGCCTTGTCGATGATGGCGAACTTGATGCGGTTCGACCAGACATCGGCACCATCGGTTCCGGCGTTGATCTGTCCCATCAGGCCGCCATCGGGGCTGAACACCTCGAATACCGCTTCTGCGGCAGGGTTGGCGGTCGCGGCACTCTTGCACTTGATGAGATACGCGCCGTCCTCAGCACCCGCGAGTACGGGGGTCTTGGCGTCCTTCACCAAGGTACCGGTTCCAGTGTTTGCGCCACCGGTTCCTGCGCCGGCTGCGACCACAACCGCGGTTCTTGTTACAGCGCCGTCATTGGTTTTCTTGCCGAGGATGGTGAAGGCCGGAACTGCGGCCTCGACAGCCTCCAGCTTCTGCACCGAAGTCTGGTAGTCGCCGTCCAAGACAAACTGTTCGTGATTGATCGTGGTACTCATTTAGCCACCTCCAAGTTCTTTGCCATGGCGTCGATTGCCTTCTTCGCCTCTTCCTCATCCGCAACAAGCCCGTCAGTCGCAAGGGTTCCCTGCGGTACGATGTTCTTGGCGGATGCCTCTGCCGCCGCCTCAAGGGCGGTCTGTGCGTCCTTGTCGGCTTTCGCCTTCGCCTCGGCCTGTGCATCGAGAATCTCGGTCATGACCGCTTCCTTGGTCTTGCCGTCCTTGATTCCCCCTGCAATCACGCCGATGTCTTTCACGTGAGCGGAAAGGGACATGAGTGACTCAGCCCTCGCCCGTTCAGCCTTCGTACCCTCATCGACGCCTGCCTTTCGTTCGTCGCGCTTGATGCTCGCAACCAACTCTGGATAGGCGGCGGTCAGGGCTTCCACAGTAGTGATTTGTTCCTGTGCCATACCTTCTCCTTCGCCCCAATTACCTTGGGGCTTAATCAACTCGACGCAAGCGTCGAAATCGTCCACAATATCGTCTACAAGCCCGCGCTCCAGTGCTTCCTTCGCAAGAAACACCTCACCCTGCCCGTACTTCTCAACCAGTTCCTCCACGGTTATCCCGCGGTGCTTGCAAATCGCACCTGCGAACAGGTCCCATGTCTCGTCCAAGAGCTTCTGCTCAGCCGCGGCACCTTCCTTGGTTGCGGGTGACAGGTTCTTCTTGTCGCTGTACTTGGAGTGGAAATAGACCTTCTGGATGCCCAGCTTCGCCCAGAAACCCTCCATGTTGGTCCATGAAGCCTGTACTCCGATTGAGCCTGCTTCGCTGGATGGTGACATGATGATTTTCCTTGATGCCGATGCCAGCAGATATGCCGCAGAACATCCCATGCCCTCGATGTACGAGTACACGGGCTTCTTGCTCTTGGCGATGATGGATGCACACTCGATTGCACCGTTCACCACACCGCCTGGGCTGTTGATGTCGAGCAGGATTTTTGTGACTTCAGGGTCGTTGTTCAATTCGTCGATCATGCTGGAAATGCGGATGTAATCACTGTTGTACAATGCGTCCTTGATGGGGATGACGCCAACGGAGCCGATTTTCACCGAGCAGTACCCGTATGGCTGCCGTCTCTTCAGGAGCCTGTCGTCGCTTGCCAGAAACGCAATACGCATATCGCTCATGCTCGGCTTGTTCTTGGGGTCAATCGCCCACATGACGTATTTGTTCATTCGTCGTCCCCCTCTTCGGCAGGTTCTTCACCGCCATTTGCACCGCCATTTACACCGCCACCGTCGTCATTTGAATTTACGTTCTTCTTGTCCACGGTGAGGTCGGGCTTGAGGCCGTACTCCTCAAGTGCATCGGCTTCCTGCTTACGCCTCTCAAGCACCTTGTCGAGGTCCTTGCCGAGGAGCCTGCACTCGTCCTCATAGGTCGATGTCATGTTGTTGAGCCTCAGCGTGGCGGCAGTTGCGTTCTTGATCGGGTCGATGTTCAGCACGACAGGCCCATGCCAGTTGGCATTGTTCCAAGCCGCACGGATGAACGGGTCGCTCTGGTAGCCGGGGCAGTTGATGAGCCCCTGCATGTTGAGAAGCCACACCATGAGCTCATAGACTGGCTGCATGGCCTGCATGGCGAACGCCTTGCGCTCGATGTCCCACTTGCGGGCCGCCGCCTGTATCGCCGCCTGCGATGCCGAGTAGTTGGAGTTGAACACCTGGAGGGCGACCTCGTAAGGGATGCCCACGGCCATGGCAATCATCTTGAGCTGGCCTTCCATGAACTTCCAGAAGTCGGCCACGGGACTCTTGCTTTCTGGAAGGGTGATTTTCTCGCCGGGTGCAAGGGTCTGCACGTAGCCCGGTCCCATGGTGATGGGGGCTTCCTTCGAGCCTGTCTCGCCCGTCTGCTTATCCCTGTCCAATGTCCCGAGGAACGCATCATCTGATGCTGATGGGTTTGGGTTGGTATTGAGCAAATCCTTGTCTCGTTCGACAAAGGCGGTGATGTATGAGTGGATGACGGCCTTGATAAGCTCGGCCTCGCTGAACTTGCTCATCATGATGATGTCGTTCATTGCGGGGAGCACCAATGGGCGTCCGCGTTTCTGGTTCGGCTGCACCTTGCCGGTGAGGATGAGATTGTACTGGAGTCTCTGGAGCGTGCTCCCTGGGTAGTTGGAAAAACGCTCCACGTTCTTGTAGTCGTACTGGTAGGGGGCCTTCTCGCTCTTTATGGTGTATCCGACCGCCTTGCCGTTTGCATCGAGCCTTACGCCCGACACCATGCGTTCGGTGTTCGCCGCATTGTCCTTGTTCATGACCGAACGGCCGTCGTAGTAACGGACGTAGGGGACATAGATGCCGTTCCAGTTGTGTATGCCGATGAACTGGAGCACATCACCGGTGGCATAGGCGTTGAGGCCGGCAACACGCGTCATCGCCCCGAAGGTGTTCTCGCCGAGCACGTCGCACGCCTCTGCGGTCTTTGCCCACAGGTTCCAGTATTCCTCGATGAGCTGTGAGTTCTTGGCGATCTTTTTCTTGGAGGTCTTGAGGATGTTGCTGGACACCACCGATTCAAGGGACAGGCCGCTTCCGATGGTCCCGTCCACCATGCAGTTTACAAGCCCGCTTCCGACCGAGTTCTCGGTTGACAGCTTGAGGGCCTCGTCCTTAGATGCCTTGAGAAGCCACGATGATATGGTGGCATCGGGGTTCAGCGGGTAGTTGGCTCGGAAATTGGTGGTTTTTTGGGTGTCGTTGGTCTGTTGGTAGATTGACTCCGCTTTCTTGGCTGGTGCCTGCGTCTTGGATGTCTTGTCCATTACATCAACCTCACATACATCCCCTTTCTCTTGGGGGCGCCCAGATTGGCTATCTCTTCGACAAGCCTGTTGACTTCACCCTTGTAGAACGCAATACGGGAGGAGAGCCATTTGACGTCCACACGTGACACGGTTCGACGCATGTCGCCATCGTCGATTGTCATGGTCTGGCCGCCGCGCACAACACGGTCCTCTGCATCGAGGAACATGGCGAGTTTTTCACGCGCTTGGGCAAGCTCAATTTGTTTCTCCGCAACGGATACACTCATAGTAAAAGTATGAGGCACCTACGGGGTGTAGTCAATGATTCAAAGGCAAGACACACTACTTGTAGTGTTATAAAGATTTACATGATTGCAAATACACCATACCTAGCGTATACTTATGTTGAGTCATGGTTTATGTATGGCCTACATGTTTTGCGCAGACGGAGGCTTTGTGGATGAGAAAGACCGTATGGTATCTGGTGCAGGACCTGACCACCGGCACACAGTTCGAGTGCAAGGGCCAGAAGAAGCTGTTGGAGTGCCTGAAGAATCTCAAGTGCAGCGTGGACAACAACTCGCTTCCACAGATATTGAAGGTTCCAGCCAACAAGGAAGAGATGGACGGCGAGGATGTCGGGGAACTCTGCCTCATCAACGAGGACGACCACGACATCTGCATCATGGAGTTGTTCTGCATATGACCGAACCCAAGAAGCGCTACATCACCCAGACAGAATTTGCCACCCTCATGGGGGTGAACAAGTCCCAAGTCTCAAGGGCAGTGAAGAACGGCCGCATAAACGTAACCCCCAGCGGCCGCATCGACTGGAAGCAGGCCAGGGAGGCTTGGGAGGACAACCGCACCGACAACCTCTCGGGAACCGGCAGGGCGAACAACGCAAAGCCAAAGGGCAGGAACCTCTCCATGGACGGCATACCCAAGATACCGCCGGTGAAGCCGATGGAGGACATCGGGGAGATGGACGACATTGCGGAAGGCGAGGAAGCGAAGCCTGTCGATCCAGAGGACATCGGCAAGCCACCCAAGCGCAACACACGTGCCTACGAGGACTACCGCGAGAAGAAGGCCAAGGCGGAGTGGGCGGAGATGAGGGTACGCAAGCAGAAGGGCGAGCTTCTGGAGCGCAACGATGTCATAGCCGTATACGGTGCAACACTCAACGGCCTCAAGACCGGCATCCTCTCACTGCCACAGCGCACCACCATGAAAATCATGGGCAACATCAAGGAATGGCTTGCTCTCAACGGAGTGCAGATTGACGCCAATAAGTTCGTGTTCCTTGAGAAGCAGGTGGAGCAGACGGTCATCGGTGAGGCCCACTTCGTGCTGACCGATATATTGCACAAGATGGAAAACGTGACACAGGAGGCTGACGCCATTGCCGAGAAAAACCGCTAGGAAGGGGAGGACCAAGAAAGAGACCCTGAAAGCGAGAAGCGAGCTGGCATCCACGTTCGCGGCAATGCTGCGCCCGAATCCCATGTCCACCATCAGCGATTTCGTGGACGGGCACCTCTACATCCCCCCTCCTGCACAGTTCGCAGGCATGTACCGCCTCGACCTCACCCCCTACGCCAAGGACATGATGGACGAGTGCTCGCCATCATCGCCCGCAAGGGAAATCATCATGGTCACAGGCACGCAGATGTCAAAGACGCAGATAATCCTCAACGGCATCTCCTACTACATCGCGAACGACCCTACATCCATGCTCATCGGCTTCCCGAACGAGAAGGAGGGCAGGCAGTTCGTCCGCACCCGCATCGACCCCATGATAGACTACAACCCTTGGCTGAAAAAGCTGATCGGCACGGCGCGAAAGGGTGCCACAGGAAGCACGACGGACTACAAGGAGTTCCCCGGCGGCTTCCTCAAACGCGCCACGGGCGAGGCCGCCTCATCATTCATGTCCACCATGTGCCGAATCGTCTGGCTCGACGAGTATGACGCCTTCCCCCCCAACATACAGGGCAAGGGCAGTGGCAAGACACTTGCAGAGCAGAGAACCGCCACCTACCGAGGCCGCGAGAAGATTGTCGTGTCCTCCACGCCCTCCAACAACGCCTCGCAGATAATGGCGCTCTACGAGAACACCGACAAGCGGCATTACTTCCTCACCTCCCCGAAGGGAACACTCTTCGAGCTTGAGTGGAAGGGGTTTCATTGGAGGGCCGACGGGCAGGACGTCAAGGAGGTCTGGTACGAGATACCCGAGACGGGGGAGCGAATCGACGAGTACATGATGCCCAAGCTCATCGAGCATGGCGTATGGATCCCGACCAACCCGAAACGTACCGACCCCACATCCGTGGGATTCTGGATAAGCGGACTATACTCACCGTTCCGCTCATGGAGGAACATCGTTTCCTCCTTCATCAAGGCACAGGATGCGGAGGAACTTGGCGACTTCGGGGCTATAACCTCGTTCTACAACAACATACTCGCCCTGCCGTATGAGCAGAGTGCAACACGTCCCGATCCCGAGAAGATGATGCTCTGGGCGAGAAGCAGGGAGTACGGCTACAAGCGATACACCTCTGCCGGCTCGTTCCCTAAGGATGTGCTGTTCCTCACCAGCGGCACCGACGTACAGCTTGACCGACTGGAGACCGAGATAAAGGGCTGGTGTAGGGATGGTCGCTCACGAAGCATAGAGCACTACGTGTTCGCATGCGAGGCAGGCAAGACCACCAAGGACCTCAACGCAAACTGCTGGCGTGAATATCGGGAGAAGGTGCTCAATACGATGTATCTTCGGGAGGACGGCCTTGAGCTCGGTGTGGCATTCAATGCAATCGACCGCTCGTATATCCCCGAGATTGTGCAGGCATTCGCCGAGTCGGTTGATCCGAAATGCGAGAGGGTCATCCCCGTGCGTGGTGTGGACAGGCAGAATGCCGCAATCTCAGACCTCAAGATTTCCAAGATGACCTACCCAGGTGGTGTGGTGAAACATGTCATGTACCGTGATGTGGGGGTCTCCAAGCTCAAGGGTGAGGCATACTCGAACTTCAGGCTTCCCTACAGCGAAGAGGGGGCTGTGTGCATGTTCTGCGAGGACTATCCGCCAGAGGTGTTCACCCAGCTCACCGTCGAGGAATACATTCCAGGAAGCCGTGGCAAGAAAGGGTATTGGGACTCCCACAACAAGCGCAACGAGGCCATAGACATCCATGTGTACAACACAGCCATGTGGTACTACTCGGGCGTGCCCGGCTGGAAGAAAGAGGACTACGACGCCCATGAGGCGAAGCTGAACGCATTGGCCAAAGGCATACCAGACAAAAAAATAGCGACCAAGCGTTACCTTGGTCGCCAGACATTCAAGCCTAATCTGGGGTTGTGATTACTTCCCCTTCTCGAACACCAACTTCTTACCTGCTTCCAACATTCGGTCGAGAATCATGCCGTTGCACGCTACATGCAGTGCATGGCTCATCCCGTCGTCGGGATCAATCAGCTCTCCCCTGCGGATTGCCATGGTGTGCCTCTGTAGTGCGTTCCAGTAGTCCACGGGATTGCAGTCCATGTACCCGACGGGATGGCTCGCCTCGCCGTCGTTCATGATTTTCGCCATGCCAGCCAGTTGCTCAGGCGGAAGCCTGTGGTACTCCAGCTTGCCATTCTTTTTAGGGTCGTGCCCTGCCTCAAAACCATCGACCAAGGCATTGCCCGACAAATCAAAAGCGTTCATCAATTTCTCCTTTGTCTGCTCCACAGGCACGTTTGCACTTGCCAGATTGTCCAACAGCCGTTCGTACTCTCGTCTTTCCATCAATCCATCCCTTCAAGCATCTCTACATGGTCATACCTGACAGTAGTTTGCGTGTTCCGATACCCGCTGTACGGCTCCAAGGTTACGAACACCCCGAAGATATTCACCGCCATGCCGACTATAGACCATTTAGAACCCTCATACATGCAAGCCTTTCCGATCAAATCCTCATACATCCATGACCTCCTAGAACGGTATCTGGTCGTCATCGAACTGTTCCGGCCCTGCATACGACGGTGTAGGGGTGCTTGCCGCAGGTCTGGGTGCAGGATTGCCCCTCGGTGTTGCCTGTCGTTGATTCTGTCCGTCCTGCGGGCTTCCCAGGAGAGTGAGGGAGCTGACCATCACCTCGACCTTGCTGCGGGTCTGCCCGTCCTGTTCCCAACGGCTCTGCACCAGACTGCCGTTGATTGCGACCTGCGTACCCTTGTTGAGATACTGGTTCACACCCTCGGCACCCTTGCCGAAATAGGAGCAGTCGAAGAATGAAGCCTCATCAGTCCATTGTCCGTCTGCACCCTTGGCTCTTCTGTTCACAGCAATCGAAAACTTGGCAATCGCTGTACCACCGTTGCTGTACCTCAGTTCGCTGTCTCTGGTAAGCCGTCCAGTCACGGCCACCACGTTCAAATCACTTGCCATACCTGCTCCTCAACCATTCCTTCCTTGAATCGGAAGGGCTTACGATGTCGAACATCATCCCGATTTTCGACTTGTAGAAATCCATCATCTTCACATCAACGAGGTGCGAGAACGGGATACCCTCGTTGCCGAGGAACACGAGCTGGGTGTACTCCCCATCCTTCTCGCCATCCATCGTCTCCTCGCTCCGAACCTCGTATCGGATGTACTTCTGGTGGAGCTTGTTGTCCACCATCATCCTGTTCACCTCAAGAAGCCGTGCCGTCTGCTGCCGGCAAACCTTGTAGTAGTGAAGGGGCATCTTAATCTGAAATCCCATGTACCCTCCATATAGCGTCTAGAATCAACGCTGTACACCACGACTAGCGTATACACGTTTTTCTTGGCAAAGTTCAGCACAGGCAATCCTCGTGCAAGCTAGGCCCTCATTTGGATTGCCGTGCGAAGCGGTTGTGCTATTTGCCCACCTTCAGACTCATCGTGAACGTCGCAACACCCTCGCTGACCCTCAGAGACACCAGCTCGAACCCGATTCCCTTGGCCTGCTCCCAAGCCCCGATGAGCGGGTCTGCACTGCGGGCCTTTTTCGGCTCTCCACGGCAGACATCCCCATCGGCAACCGCGGCTTTCGCTTCAACCTTGGCACCGTTGGGGGTGAGAAGGCCGCACTTCCGCATCTGCATGATTTTCTGGTTCACCGAGCCGTAGTCCCTGTCAAGCTCCTCGGCAATCCTTTTTATGGTCTTTCCCATCTCAAGCCCCTTGGCGATCAACGAAATCTCTTCCTCCGAAAACTTCTTCCCCATGTCGCTCCTCCATCCGCACCTCATGCAGTGCCAGACTTTCTCAGTGTCGATGTATGTGTACTCCGAATGGCACTCCATACAAGGCCGTAACGTTTTCACCCAACCCTCGGGAATTGGTTCTTCCCTTGGGAAATAGCCGTATATGTAATTGGCCTTCTGGCCCTCGGTTGCCATCAAATCT